GTCCACTTGTATTTGGTATAGCTACGGGCAAGCTGACCCAGCACGCCTCCATAGAAGTACGCTGGCGACAGCAATGCACTTTTACCTAAGCCAAATGTGCTCGTGCCATTGCCTTCCACCGTCGAAATGAATTCCTTGCCTGATACCACAATCCCATCACGCATGGAACGCGTGCGCGTGGGAGTGCTGGTGAATACGCTACTGATGGAGGACGGGGCGGACAACTGTGTCCCTCCGTACGTCTGCTCAGTAGGGCGCGGCATCGCTGCCGTAGCAACTGGAACCATTCGGCGTGTGTTAGGTTTCGCCGGGGTTGCGGAACCACGTAAGCGTGGTTGTTTGTTGGAAAGTATGGGATTGATGTTCCGGACCATGATAGCCGAGAATTGACGGAGTCCGCCGTGTTTGTAATTCTCGTTATAGAACTGGGAATCGGCTGCGAGCACGTCTTGCTGAGTCACGGCGTTAGCTAATGCTACGTCGTGCTGCAGACAAGTAAAATCGAAGTCGTCGTACGCTGTGAGAGTCGCTTCCACAACCGAGGGTTGAAATTTACCGTCGGAGTAGTAAGGACCACAGAAATTGCGGGAGAAAATCTTGCTTGTGAAATAATGTCGAAATTATTTCAGGGCCGGCATCCTAAAATAAATACTGCACCATAGAAGGTGGGCAGTTGTCGTACTTATCGACCGACAAATCACAATGCAAAGCATCTTCCACTACGATAGACAGTCTGCTCCTGAGGAACAGCTGTTCCAGTTCTATCTGGTAAGCCGGTAACACATCGAAGGCATAATAAAAGCTACAGCGTGTTGCTGCACTAACTATGGCTTCTGTCTTCGGCATCCCCCTCATCCTTTCGAAATGAGCCGTGTTCTTCTGCACATGCTGCAGAAAACCCGCCGAGTAATCCTTCCCGCTACGTCGATACATCTGATAATACTCCTGGAGAATAGGGAGAGCAGATGTAATGGACAACCCACAGTCGCCTACAGCACCATACCATTGCTGTAAAACGCTTGGGCCCTGGATGGGTATCAAACACATCGGATCCTTCTTGAGAACATTTGTCAGATTGCGCACCATCCGAGGCACGCCGTCAACCAAAACTACCTTTGATTGGCAGAACTCGATCCGT